CCCGATACAATAGGAGCGTGTCATTGCTCTCAGCGAAGGAATGCACTAATTGGTGGGTATCTGGTTTCAGTGGATGGTCTATAACGAATGAGCCTGACCCCTTGCTGAACGCGCCAGGCACATTGACCGCGCCAGCGGTGTCGATACTCAAACGCACCGAATCATTGAGATTGCTACTTTGGCTGATCTTGTAACTGTCGCCGTCCGAATTGTCGACTCCCGTAGACCAGCTAATGACACCCGACATCACATACCGAGTTGATGCGTCACCTGTACCGTCTTGCTCCAGCATGAGTGTGCCAAGAACGCTGGTATCATTCAGATAGGCATGGAGATTCGTTTGTGGCGTGGTAGTTCCAATGCCCACATTCGGTCCACCGTTATAGCCAATCACCATGCGCTGGGTTGTATCGACAGAGCTTGTGGCTATGGTGTTGATCTGAATCTCAGTCGGGTGCGAACTCGATGTCCATGTTCCCGCAACATCGGCTATGATGTTCGCTGCATTGACTTCTAAAGTACTATCAGAATCCTGACCGCCGAAGTAGACATACCCAAGGTCGTAGCCATCGGTAAAGGCCGCACCAGTATTGATGCGCGTGATCAGCACAGGTGCTGCATTGGGATTGTCAATATGGAGGTCTGCTTGTGGCGTGCCAGTTCCAATCCCCACGCGATCCTCCCCACCATCCACAAACAACATGTTCTGGTTGTCATCAGATTCGACGCGGAAGTCTACATCTGCACCTGTATCATTGATCGTGACTGCACCGTCAGGATCGAAGGAGGTGACGGTCTGCCAGGAATTGTCCCCACGCAGGAACGTCGAGCTACTCGCGGTGCCTGACCCCAGTCTCGCGGTTGCCACCGTTCCTGATGACAAGGCACTGGCATTCAATGTGGTGAGGTCTTCTGCGGAGAGGTCCACCAGATACTCTGTATCGAGTGAGGTGATCTGTCCAGTCGCGTCAACCAGGGCGACATCGCCGGAGCCGGCCTGGATGCCCCCTGCTACATCGAGGGCATCAGCCGCTGTGCTGGTAATATCGAGGGTGCCACTGAATACTCCCGGCGTCGTCAGCCCCCAGGCGTCCAGGGCACGACGAATCTGCGCGGAGAATGGCCCCTGTGCCTGGAGTTCAGGGAGACCAATCCCCAGCGCTGCACTCGCAACGATGAGTAGGGCCACGATGCCGTATCGGCGCATTACTTCCCCCAGATCATGTCTGTCTTGTTTGGTGAAATGAACCCAGGCGTCTTCGGTGTGATGTCGTCCCGGAGCTTCTCAGGAAGCATGCCGCCAGTTCTGGCACGCCCAGGGAAGTGCGGTTCTTTATCATAGGTGCCCGATGACCCACGCCTGGGAACCTCAGAACGGCCTACCGTGCCCTTGAACGGAGTGTCAATCGCCATAATCTCCTCGCTAATACCCGTGTTTCTGTAAGAAAGCCGCATCCATCGGGGCATACGGCCACGCACTCCAGTTACTCGTGCCCCACCATGTCAGGTAGGTATTCTCGTCCTGCCGCTCCAGTTCGGCTACACCCATCTCAAACTCCGCTTCCCATGTCCGAGAGGCTCCACCTTTCGAGTCATACATGAGATTCGGTCGTTCGGCAGATCCTGGCCACCGACACACATCCGCGAGCGCCCCCCGTACCAGGAGGTCTCCCCGGATGGGGATCTCTGGCGTGTCCGTATCGTCCGTCAGGTCCGCTACCGACTTCTCGTAGTAGAAGGGATAGTTTCGGGCCGACGCAGAATACGGCCACATCTCGTAGGTGGCCCGCCCCTTTGTGGCTGTCAGCGTTGAATAGCGCCGATCAATCAGTGCCCAGGGGGTGCCTGCTGATGACCGTGCAGGATCAAGCTGTGCAATATCGTCCTGGGTGACAAAGTGCCGAAGCCGCCAATTCTGCTTCGGATCGTAGACCACCAGGAAGTGCTTGAAATCTGCAGGACAGGTGACATACGCATCCAGGATGCGATAGGTCAAACCTGCGCCTACAATCGTATCCCCGTAGACACGGTCCAGGGTCAGCGATGTCGTATTAGCGACTGCGGAGACGGTATAGGTCGGTGCCCGATTCCCAACCTGGAATTGGCGTCCGACATCAGACGACGCAAATGCGGTGCCTGACCCCGTGATTGTTGCCGAGTTCCTCGTCGCAGTGACCGTTCCAGCGATCTTGGCATCGTTCAGAATGAACTCCGCTTCGGCCCGCAGGGCTGACCACACCCGACGTTCGGCAACACGGCGATACCGATCCCGGATCAGCTGCTTCGCTAGGAAGATCGGCAGATCCGGGACCCAGAGCCGCAGCGACCGATACATGCTGGAGAAGGTGTCAACTGCCACCTACCCCTCCTAATGTCCAGTCGCAACAAATTCGACAACGACTGCAGAGAGGTTGACAGCGCTCGCTACCTGCGCCAGGACCCCGTCAGCACCAGCATCGTTATCGCCATAGAAGGCCATCACTTTGCCGTTCGCCTTATCCCAGTGGAAGACATACCCGTCTTCACCCTGGTTTAGCTGCAAGGAATCAAGCACCCCAAGGCCAACATCGGCTGCCGCGAGGGTCTCACCCCCCGTGGCATACGACGAGTCCATGGTGATCGTTCCATGTGATTGCTGACGGTTGCCAACACTGGTCAACCAATCTCCAGTAAGGGAGACAGAAAGTGCCATAATCAGATCTCCTTTACATCAACATACCAAGATGCCACCGCACCTTAGCACTGTTGGCGAGCGAAGCACTGTTGTCGGTCGTCGTTGTCCCACGAGCACTAAGCGCTACGGCAACAACTGGATTCACCGACGCTGTCGCCGCTGCTGTACGAGTAAGGATGTTGTCAGTGGAAGCATGCCCACTCATCTGGTCAGAGATCGCTGTGCTTGCTGCGACCTGGACTGCTGCTTGGTCTCCACCCACCTGGACGTAGATATACCGGTCAGTTCCGACCGAGACATCGACTACAACATGGGTACCACCAGCAACACCATTTGCGAGAGCTTCACCGGCTGATGCGTCTGTGTTGACTGTCCAATTGGACCTGTCTTCCCAGTAAGCAACACCGCCGTCGATACTATCTACTGCAGTCTCACTGACGTCTACCTTCACAAGTCGAAAGACACGGTTGCTCCATTCTACGAGCATCCCGAGCTTACCCCCGTGCGGGAGTGACGTTTCGTTAAACGTCAGCGGCGACCCAGTTGGGCCCAGATCTACTGTCTGGACTGGGAAATGCGAACCTCGTCCACCTGCCATATCAATCGCTCCTTATCCGGTGATGGCATACAGGTGCCGCATCAAACGCGGAGCCTGATTTGTCATATTGCAAGTTGCCAGATACTGTCCGGCTACCTGCGTGTTGTCCTGCGCTGGCTTGAATCCAGTGAACCCAAAACCAAACTCAGCGTCGTCAGTGACCCAGAACCGGATATATTTCGTGTTTAGGTAGAACAACGTCTCACCGGCAGACGCAAGGTAGTTCCCTAGGTTGGCGTCATTGACGCCCTGGGTCCCAGGAGCATACTGCGACTGGAAGATGCGGGACGCATTGAAGGAGAGGCTGTTGAAGCCAATCTTCGGGTCCTGCGATTCCACTCGCCACTGCGGCTGGAACTTCTCCTTGATGTAGGAGTAGCCTAGGTTCGTAGTGACCATCAGGTCGGGATGCTCAGCGCCAATGACGATGCTGTTGTAGGCCTCTTCCAAGATCTTGTACGTGATTGGACCTGAGACCGACGCAGCTGGTGACGTCATGGGCGAGTTGAGCGCCGTGCCAACGGTGCCCCCGCGTGTGAGAGTGCCATACGTCGTGTAGGCTGCACCATCCCAGCTGCTCACAGACCCATCGTTGAGCATCTCCGAGAACCCGTTCATCTCATTCGTACGGGACGCGGTCTGCCCTTCGCGGTATTGCGCGATAGCCAGGATAGCTGACATGGTAAGCGCTGCGTTCTGAAGATCAGCATCGATCAACCGGAACACCGCATTCTCACCCTTGTTGAAGATCTGGATATCTTCCTTGAACTCCGTGACATTCACTTGGTAGTGCTTCGGATCGAAGCTCGCCCCAGTGGCTGTCTGTCGGCGGCTGATGTCAAAGGTGTCACCCTTGGCATACGATCCACCGGCCATCGGTGCATACAGGAAGTTCTCCTGGATCTTTGTCCCGCCCGTAAACTTCACGGAACGGTTCGCCTTGATCATCGCCAAGACGGGGTCATTCTTAAACACATTGTCTACGACCCCACCGACGATGTGCTTTCGTGTATAGGTGTTCAGTTCATCAAGGAACGCCATGCTTACCTTCCCTAGGAAGAGAGGCTATCGTGCTAGCTGTGCCTGACGCCATGCAGACGCAGCTGCGTTCACACGATCCTCCGAGGTTGACTCCTTATCCAGCCCATCGAGCGGGCGGGGACTAGAAGAATCAGGGCGCACTGGAAGTTGGGCTTGACTCCGTCCTTCCATCATGCCCTCTTCTCGTGCCTGCTTAATCTGTTCCTGGATCTTCTCATCCTGGGCTTTCTGCACCCGATCAGAGATCAGATCCTGGTAGGCCGCCTGGATGGGCAACCCACTCTTCTGTACATGGTCGAACAGTTTTGCTGTGTCCAGCTTCTCAGTGAAGCGTTGGTTATGCTCCAACTTCAGATCGGTCAGGATATCAGCGAATTGAATCGCTTGGCGGTCATGCCGATCAAACTGTTCAGCGAGGATTTGTGAGTGCTCTTCACGGGTGAGCGCATTCGATGGTAGTGAGGCCACAGTCGGTTCCTTTCCTTCTCCTGCCTCAAGATCACCATACTCATCTTTGTAGGCATTCAACTTCTCCATCGCAGCAGTGTAGTCTTTGTTCGCCCCTTCGTACCAATCAACGTATCGGGAGCGTTCTGCATCCACTGCTCCTTGCTGGTAGACGATCTCCTGTTGCGCCTGATCCCGCGCTGATCGCAACTCGTCCATCTTTCGAGAGTAGTCTGACTGTCGGGAATAACCTGATTCCAATTCCTTGGAAACAGCTTCCATTCCCAGCGCTTCCTCGACAACCTGCTTCTTGTCCTCAGGGACATTCTTCAGGACATCGGCCAGAAACTGTTCTGCGTCAAACGCCATATGGTCTCCTTTGGGTCCAGGACGTTACCCGCTCACCTTCCCATAGGGGATCCAGCAAGCAGTTTGTCCCTTCCGTTAGAGTCGGCCCTGTCCACCGGGGAACGCTGCGTTCTCTGATGGCTCAGCGCCTGTTGGGATGTCGCCCCCCATGAGGGCTTGTCCTAACTGTGCTCGCAGTTGAGAAGTTGCTTGCTCTGCCCAGGGGCCCAACTGCGGAACCATCTGAGCGAGTAGTTTCATGGACGCATCCAGCTCCATGGCCAAGCGCATCGCAGCATTACCCGTCTGGTTCTGCCCCATTCCAGCCCCTGTCATATCGGGCTGGCCCTGCTCTGCGGGCAGCATGCTGCTATACGTTGGTGCCCCCTCACCACCACCCATGGGAGGTAGTGGTGGAGCACCCATACCAGGCATTCCGGGCATGACAGGCATTTAACGGCTTCCCTTGCCTGGTTTGCAGATTGCATCCGAAAAAGGTGTGCTGATCATCGAATCCTCCAACCTACTCCTTCTTTAAGAAGGCAGGGCCCAGGGTATCGTGTCGGATATTTCCCAGGCCCCACCAGGGTTTCTGGCGGAAGGAGGAGTCGCCATTGCCCATATCGTCATCTGATAAGACTGCAGCCGTCAAGCGCTATCACATCCATACAGTGACAAAAGGTAGAAGACGGACCAAAAACAGAAGCCCCACCAATACCACCGGACTACTCGTCTGGTGGTAAATCTCTTGGTACCCGTCTTGGTGAGATCCCCGACGTCTTGTGGAAGAGGCCCTTGCTCTTGGCCAACTTCAGGATCAGCAGGATCGTGTTCAACAATCGTTTCCACATAAGTTACTCTACCGGGGAAACACGGCTCCGAATGATTGTTGTCACAAACGTGACCAGGGTGCCCACGGCAACTACCAAGCCTGCCTCACCCCCTACGGCTTCCAGGGCCGACCGCACCGGCTCCCAGAAGAGGCCCATTACCCCAACTACTGCCACGATCTGCCCAACCAGGACCGGTTCACGTTGTAGCATCTGTGTTGCTCCTTAGTCTGACTCAGAGATGACCGGACGGGGGATTCCGTCCGCATCAGGTTTCTGTTCCAATTTTGGTGGGGACTGTCCCGTGGGCTTTGGTCCCGGTGTCGGGACATCCTGCCCAATCCCCATGGCCATCGCTTCCTGTATCCGTTTCGGGATTTCCTTGGTGCCTGAGGGCGGCGATCCACCGTTCGGAATCTCCAGCACCTCAAACAGCGTCCACGGGTCCATCAAGCCTTCCCGGTGCAACCGCAGATACATCATCTTCCGGGAGATCTGCGAGATGGACAGGAGGCTGTTCGGCGTAATCTGGAAGGTGAACTGCTTGTGATGCAGCTTCGCCCGCTTCGCCCGTGGGATATACATATCGTAGGCTGGGTCATACGCATCCCCATCTGCTTCCTTGCTATAGGCAGGGATCAGGGTGCCTGGGTCAAACTGGAAGTCCTCCATGTCGATGCCCTGGTCACCCAGCATGGAGATCCGCCGCTGCATCGTGTAGAACTGGAAGAAGTTGGTCTTGACCATCTCTCCCACATCACGCAAGAATACCTCCAGCAATCGGCCTTTCATCCGCAGGGTGGGGCTCAGGGCCTCCATCATCTGCTCGATACTGTCGGCTCCAGGAGCCTGTTTCAGCTGCGTCAGGGCCTGTAGGTTGGCCACACCCCCGTGGTAGTCCATCTCCGACACCATCATCTTCAAGAAATCGAAGACATAGGACGGGATGTTGGGCGGGGGCTCAAATTCAATGTTGCCCATCACCGGATTGTGCCGCACCTTGGTGCCGGGAATCCGCGTGTCCAGCCGGTTCCACAGCGACTCTGGCATGGCCCGTGCATCACCCTTCAATCCAGGGCGCAGGGCCTTCCTGACCATATCCAGGATGCCATTCGCTGTCTCGTTCACCGCATCCTGCAGGGGCATCAGGTCCCGTGTGATTCCCACGCCCAGCAGGCCCCAGGGCCAGGGATCCAGGCGGAGCCGCGTAATCGGGAACATGCCGTGCCAGAAGGGGTTCGGCCCATCGAACAGAATGCAGTCATCCGTTGCAATGATCAGCCGCCCACGGGGGTAGAGCTTGTATTCATCGTCGTCAAACCGCTGACCGTTCGGTTTCTTTGATCCTGCTGGCTGGACCGTATAGGACCACGATGTGTTTGGGTCCCCAATCGTGATGGGGCCCACCCCTGTGTGGAGCCGTCGATCCTTGATATACACATAATAAAGGTTAGTCGTTGCCACTGCCGCCGAGACGTTCTTCGGGGTGGAGGACAGGAATCCTGCCGCCGGGGACATCAGCTGCTGCGCCCCTTTGGAGTTGCCCCAGGTGCGCGTGGGAACGGCTCCCGCCCGTGAGGCCGAGATTCGATGGGCCTTGCCGGGGAACCGTGCCTGTAGCTCACCCACCGTCTTTGCGGTGCGGATAATGACCCCTTCCCAGTCCTGTATATCCCCATCCAGGGTCGGACGAATCGGGATGACATCCCGTGGGTCTCTGGGCGTCAACACGACCTCCCCGGTCCCACCACCTGCCGAGGCATCCCAGTGCACCTCACAGTAGCCCGTCCCTGGGCCTGAGGCATACCGCAGCACGTTCGACAGCTGCAGATCGGCCTGGGTGTTGGTCCACCATGCCGTCACCAACTTGTTCAACACCTCTGCCTGGGGCTGAAACCGGTCGTTCTGCGTCTTGAACCCAAACAGGGGATGAATGTCCGTGAGCGCGGCGACCTGCTGCAGCACGATATGCTTCGTGCGGTTGTCATACACCCCCGACAGGGTCGAGGGGCGCTGTGAATCGATCTGGTCACCCATGATGTAGGAGATCGCTTTCTCAATCTCCGCATACATGGGCTCTGACTGGAGGACTCGCTCCCCTTCGGTGCGAGCCGTCGTGATCCACTCCAGCATCGACTGCTCATACTTTTCGTTAGGTAGTGGAAAGTCCATTTATCCCTCCGTCCGTGGGGCTCGTGGCCCCTCATAGGCCCGTCCACCGGGACGCCCTACCGGGAGATCACGGGGGGAGTCCGGGTTCCCTGGATCCTGAGAGAACCCTGAGACACAGACCCCATACTTTCGCTCCAGATGACGGAGATGACCCAGGCTTTCAACCGTCACCGGTCGGCCATCCCCGCTAACATGGGTCGTTGTATACGGAAATACCCCTGTTTTCCCGTAAATATGGCCCGATGAGAGGGGTAACATGGTTAAATCCGCCCCACAGGACTCGCACGTAGGAAGGGTAGTTTCACCCTGTTTCACGGTATAAAGCCGCTCTATGGCCGTAGCTTTGCAGGCGAGGCACTCGAAATCTCTGAGTGGCATGCCTAAATCCTGTTCAGGGTCTCATCAAGCACACGATTCACGGTGTTCTCGATGAATTCCCCCGGAGTCTGGCCCCAGAACTTCGCCTGTTCCGTCAATTGAATGGACTCACCGGGGCTGAGTGCCCGTACCGAATCCCCAATGCCGACCTGAGAGAGGCCTTCCACCCGTGTTGCCAGTTCCTCTGCCGAGGAGACTGTGGTCTGGAAGACCTTCTCCAGGCGACGGCGCTCTTTCCCGTCTACCAGGAAGTAACGATGGCCATCAGATCCCACTGTATTGAATTCTTTTAACACAGCGCGGATCCGGTTGTTCACCGCTGTCTTATCAGACTTTGGCTCCGTACATCGCTTCTTCAGGTCTGCATACAGCTCATCCGGGATATCAATCGTAACGCGCACTCAACCTCCTTCACGGGAACCACTGGTATTCGTCCCGACGCACGGCATCCCTGAACGCACTGAACCGAGACACGGGAATGGACACCACGCTGGGGTTCCCCTTCACGGTGCCCACGATGAAACACACAATCGCTTCCTGCTCCAACGAAATTACCGAGGAGCCGCTGGACCCTGGCCCTCCATCAACCTGCAGCAACATCGCATTTGTCCAGTTAATGTCACGGCTGGTCACCGGACGGTCCATGTTGAGCAAGCTCACCCGTCCGAAGAACAACTGTCGGCCCAACCCGACTGGAGCCGCGACATTCAGGACTTCATCGCCCATCTTCACGAGCCCCACGTTGCCCAGAGGCATTGTAGGCCATTCTTCCTTGGTGTCCACGGACAGAATCGCAAAATCGTCACCACGGCTCTGATAGCCCGCCATCACGACCTCTGCCCTATGAAAGGTCTTGTCCTGTAGCTGATCAAACGAAATGTAGAAGGGAGACGAAGAGACGACCGCTTTCTTGTGGGTTTTATCGTCGTCTGCCACACAGTGTGACGCACTCACAAAGAGGTAGCCCTTCTCCCGCTTCTCAAACGCGGTAGCCGTACATGCCATATCCATCCCGCCCGAAGCGGTCTGCTTATAAAGGATTGCCGTCGCTGCATACGCCCGCTCTGAGACAGTCGTTAGTTCCTTCGCGTTAACCTCAAGAGGCCTTACTGGAGAGAACAGAATAGTCGTCAGCAATAGAGAGGTGAGGATGATTCGACGCACAAGCATCTCCTTTAGTGAAAGGCCTCCTCATCCCATTTGTCCATCATCTCCTGATATGACACAGCAGTGTTCTGCCACGTGGGCTTTCGAGAGGCCACTGCCTTCTCAGCTTCTTCCAGTTTTCCTGCAGCTTGCAAGCGCTTTCGTTCGGCTGAGGTATCAATACCGGCCAGCCATTCGTTGTCATGTGCAGCCCAATATGCCATCAGCATGGCCATGACACGGTCGTCATGCCGTCCTGACATCGCCTGTGCCTTCGACATATAGAGGTCCCCCTGGAAGTCTTCCAACTCATCCAGCAGGAACTCCGAGTGGATTGTCAGGTCATCGTTCACCAGGGCATGATGTCCCCTGGCAATGAGCTTCGGACGAGTCGATGGCGTCGTCCACCAGCCCAGCCGGGAAGTCTGGAGGTTCTTGGTCTTGTCGTAGATCTTCCAGACAAAGAGATGCCCATAGGCCATCCGGCTTCGCAGGTCGAACAGACAGGAGTCCCCAAACTCTCCGTTGCACTCCACGATGACCATGGCCTCTCCTTCCGCGCCATCTCCGTAGAGCCGTCCGACCAACGCCACCACAGGAGCCAGATCATGGGGACCATGGAAGTCGCTGGCGAACTCCGCTACCTGGGCATCAGGCCGCTGGTTATCTCCCACGCGCACCACCTCGATCACCGACCGATCCGCGCCTTTGCCCCCGGCAGGGTCCACCCCCAGGACATACTCCGCTGTTGGCTCAGGGTCCTCAAAGACCAGCAGCCGTCCATTCCAGTAGTTCAGGTCATACTCCCCCGGATCTGGGAGGCCCTTGAACCCCCACCCCACCGGGACACGATCAAGAAATGAGTTGTTCATTGATTTGTGGGAGGTCGTCACTTGTCAGGGCTATCTGCTCCCCGGTGCCACGACAGTCTGGGCAGGCCATCACAAAGCAGATACCCTGCATTTCTACTTCTTCTTCCCCTGCTCCTTCACAGATCGGGCAGGGAATCTTCTCTCGTGTCGGGAGCGGCAATGGCTCAGTCATGTTCACGTAGTCCTTCCTTGTCCAGCCCCGCCAGATACGCCTTCGGTTGGATCTCTACCAACCCTACCGGCCTCTTCAACCGCTGTCGGATGTCATGCAGCACCTCAAACGGGAAGACGGACTGTCCAGTGTTCTGAAATGCCTCATTGGGGTCTGCACAATACTCCGCGAGGAAGGTGTGCAGCCGCCGTTTCTCCTTGGCCTCCGTTCGCGTCGTCTCCCACCAGAACAACTGGTCCCGTGTCAACCGGATCACCTTCCCACACCACTGGGCCGACACATCCAACGCCCGTTCTGCGTGGGCTTTGGTCAAATCTGTGGGTTCCCAGCCCTCTGGAGCCCGTGCCACATACGTGCGGGACTCCCCATACCAGGGAATGAAGATAGGCACGACCCGACCGATGCCCCGACAGGCAACCAGCCACATATCGTGCCATTCATTGCCCCGTCCCCGCGCTGTCGACTCGAAAATCGCCAGGGTCCGGGGGTGACGGGGGATAGCAGGCATCAATGAGTCGTCAATCTGCCCCGCATTCTCCCAGGTGGAGATTTCGGACAGGTGTGCCAGCGGAATGGTCTTCCCACGGGCCATTTGCCCCCGTTCCTGCCCCAACGTGGCCCCTCCCCGCACGGATTTCCCCGATTCCACCAGAATCAGGCTGTCTGTCCGGTCAAAATACAGCTGTGACTCCTTCTCCCGATACTTTTGCTCCGGTTGCATCCACCACGGGAGGTTATCGTAGATGCGTTCCAACATATTATAGAGGTAGGCCGACTGCGCCGGGACATCTGCGGCGATCAGGGCCGTCGTATTGCCATACAGGAACGCACGATGGGCTAACATGGCCTCACTCAGCGTTGATGCGCCTAATTGTCGGGCCTTCAGGATAGCCACCAGGATGCCATCCAGGCGTTCCCGGCTATTACACTGCTCTTCAATCCTTCCGATCCGCTCTAAAATGATGGATTGGCTCTCAAAGAGGGGAAAAAGCGGGGTAGACGTCGTATCCTTCGTCTTGATCAGGGCGTATCGAGTGGCCCAATACTCAAAAGAGGCCTTGGAGAGCACCAGTTCATTGAGAATCCACCGTTCCTCTTCTGGCTTCAGTGGGCGGAGCATGGCTCCGCCCTCCTCTTGGAGAGGAGCTAATTGTGCCATCCGCTTCCGTGCATCCTCCTGGGGCGTGGGCTTCGGGTCGAACGACGGATCGGCCACACGGATCGCATCGACAATCTTGGCCAGACGTTTCTCCGAGACCAGTGGGCTATACATGACCCCCCGCTTCCCGCCACAACGCCAGATAGTAATAGATGGTCCGCTCTGAGACCCCGAAACGCACCGCGAGATGAGCAATCGTCACAGGTTCCTCCGCCTGTCGTAACGCCACCAGACGTTTAATCTGTGTCCGTGTCAATTTCTTCGGCATCTATCGGATCAGCATCTAGCACATCGAAGGCTGCCTCATCTGTTGCCTGCACGAACTTGTCCAGGAAGCCCCCTCCCATTGCCAGTCCCAGCTGCTGATTCACGTTGACATTCACGCCACCCCCCTCTTTCGTCAGGCCTGTCGCCTTGAACACCATCTCCGCATGTTTCAGGTCACCCCGGTAGAACAGCTGCCCCCGGCCCCCACACTCCGGGCAGGTCGGGTCCGGTTCCCCCACAGCACTCAGGATCTGACACCGACACTCCTCCACATGATTGGCGGCTTTCTCCGCAACGTCCCTGACCACGACATCGAGCTTGTCGGCCAGGGTGCTCTGGGCCTGCACCATGCTTCGGGCCACGGCAGCATCCCGGAACATCCCCAGCACCTCTGTCGTACTCATCCCGGCATCCTGGCAAATCCGCACCAGGGAGTCCCCGGCTCGCCCAGGGTCAGACAACAACCGCAGCAGGATGTCCTGCTTGGTGCCCCGCACCTGTGTGGCGAGCATCTCGGTCAACTGGTCCCGACCGCCGACCGCTGTCTCGAACTCTGCCGCCGCTGTCCGTTCCCCGGCCCGTCGCGGGGGTTTACCGGAGACGAGCGTTCCGTCTGTCTTCTTCTTCATTCTCCCGTGACTCCCGGTCTGTCATGACCGTTACCGAGGCCTCGCCCTCTCCCAGGTCCATCGTCAGCATCGGATCGGGCTGATCCGTTGCCACACGAATCGATGTGTTCAGGGCCTCCAATCCCCGCGCTATCCGTTCCAGGGTTCGCAGAATCCGTCGCAGCAGGAAGACTGCCGTGCAGCGTCTCACCTTCATTTCCTCTCCTCCATCGGGGGGATCCAATCCACCGGGGTCCGTGCGTGGGCTCCCGGTGTCGGTTGACGCAAGACCAACGACACAAAGATCGGGGTGCGGCAGTGGGTGCAGGTCACCTGCCCCAGTCCCGGCAGCGGCTTGCCCAGATTCCGGGTGCCGCATTCGGGACACCACCACTCCATCGGGCCCACGACCTGTCCAATGGCGCGGGCACTGCCTGTGGGCGCACCGCCCAGGGAATTCACCACGATCTCCTCCCCGGAGTCCGTGACCAGCAGGGCCCCCCACGGGGGCTGTCGGATCAGCTGCAACCCCCCGTGGATACCGAAGCTGATTAACCGGTTACAATGCCGATTCGTGCAACGCCAGCGGGGCTTTCTCCAGTTGACCGTGAGGACATGCTGGAACCGGAAACAGTGGGGGCAGACAAACTCGACCGTCCCTAAGGCCCTCGCATGAAAGGAGATCGACGGCACGCCGCGAGGGTGGTGAGGAGAGGAGGCCACTCGGAGAGGGTACAGGGCGGGGGTGGAGGTGTCAAGATTTTGACGAAATTTTTTCCAGGAATCGCCGGAGCCATCCCCGCGAGTAGGGGGGGTTTCTCGCCCTTTGGACATTAACTCGTTCAACCCCCCCTGGGCTAAGTCCTTTGTTCACAACGAGTTACGGGGGGTAAGTCGATTATACGGAGCCTTTTACCAGATAGGCCAGAAATCTGTACCTAGATATAACCTATCGGGAGGAAGTACGTATGACTAATTCATACTCGCCGTTAGTTGCGCCAGTGGATGCCTCACAGTATGGCCATGGGCTTGAGCCACAAGGGGAGCACGTAGCCCCGGTTCAGGCCGCCACAGCGCCACCGCCCGTCCAGCCTGTGATTCAGACTTGGGGGGAGAAAGTCGGACAGCCGTGGCAGGATGTTGCTCACTTCATCGTGACCAGCATTCAGTCCCGTTCGCTCCAGCCTATCAAGCTGTTGCAAGCTGTCCGTGACCTTCACACGATGGCGCTCATGCCAAACAAGACGGCACAGGGCAGCGCAGCACTCAAGGCAGGCTCACTCAGTCCTGGTTCACCAAGTCCCAATGCGTGGGACTGTGGGCCCAGGGGCAGTAGGATACTGTGGCCGCACAAGATGGTGAGACTCACGTATGACGTGAATACACCCATCCGGTTCGGCACTGGTGAACCTGTCAAGGGAAGTGCGCTGCCTTCCACTCGCTACCCAGTAACCGCTGTCGAAGGTTTCATCGGCGACAGATACGACCTTGCCAGGTTCAAGATTTCCGGCAAGGGAGTGCAGAGAACACGCGGTTACTTGGCCCTTCTAGCAGCCTCGGCGAAGGCCCATGGTTGCGACGGAGAGCCCAAGGGAGCGAGGTCGAAGGTTACGTGGGACCTGATTATCTCAGACCCAATCAAGGCCTTCGAGGAGGCATCCAAGGTGAAGGGTTCCAACATCGCAGTGGAACGTAAGTACGTTGACTCCGAGCCGAAAACAGGAGCACCGTATAGAACCATGCACATCACAATCCACCGAAGCGATGTTGAGATTCCCACCAAGGTGCAGCAATCGGCAGAAGCGGGCCTCACACCCGAGAACATCATCGGGTTCTGACGTCCTCTTCGCAAGAGACCCTCTGGGGGCTATCCAGCCCCTAGGGGGTTTCCCCTTTTTTTCGCTCTTTCAGAGCCAAACATGAAGCGTGTTGGGCTGTGATGGTGTGAAAAGACGTATAGTGTCCTATTCGCAAGGAGGAGGCATGGAAGACAGCAGGGAGTACCAGCAGCTCACACTCTTCCCCTATTCTAGGGAAGAGCTACATATCAAGGCCCAGGTGGAGGAGATAGGGCAGTGGTTCACAGCAGCAGTCCTACGAGCACCAACACCAGATGAGATGAGAAGGATGCGAAGGGAGGTAGCCTTGGCACTGACCATGATGAAACGGAGGAGGAGTAGAGCATGAAACAGCACCGGCGAACCTACAAAAGCACGCACAATAGGGGGAAGAACTCTGGACTGTCTGTCAGGCTAGAGAACGGCATCAGGCTGTCGATTATTTGGGGCGAAGGAGCCATGTGCGACAGCGACAGCGTTGAAGTGCTGGCATTCGTTACGGAGGGGTATGACCTGCCTGCCAACAGCGTGAGGCTTGAAGGGTTGGGTGATGGGGAATGTGGTTGGCCGATGATTCCTGGCTACGGAGGCCGCACCCCTAAGAATGGCATACCTGAAGCGTCCTACCTGCCAGTCAGGGACATCCCCCACCTGATTGAGGCAGCGTTGACGATTCAACTGACGCCGACAGCAGCGAAGCGTGCTGCACTCCCAGTGGAGTTGCTCTAAAAGGAGGCTGCCCCATAGGGGGCAGTTTCCCATGAAGCTACTGACCTGTTCAGTGGTTTCATGGGGCACTTATGCCCCCAAGGGAGGAGTACCATGCCAGATACAGAACGATTCACCGTTGGGCAGGTCAGGGAAGTGATGGAGGTCAATGAGGCAGAGGTCAAAGAGAGGACAGCCTTTCAGAACAAGCACCATACATTCCACTTCACAATCCTGCTGTATGATGGGACAGAGGTTAAGATTCCTGTCCTGACCACCAAAACGACCACATCTGAGACTCGGATGAGGGAGTGCATGGACCATGTCATCGAGCACATGAGGAAGCTCCACCTCGCTGACTGGTGCCTTGAGTCTGTCTACACCTACCACAAGAACTAGGGGGTAGCCACCGTGGGGGTGGTGTGGTGTTATTTCCAGCGCACTGCATCACCCCCTTTTCCTGGGAGGAACGAGAGATGCAAGATACACACACTATCACCCTCCGCCTCAAACAGGCGGACTACGACGCATTTGCCGAAGCTGTTGATGAGAAGAATGCTATCACCAACCCTGGGGACAGACTGACGAAGTCAGCTGTTGCCATCCAACAGATTGTCAACTGGTCCGTTGAGCAGAAATGGGACCGAGAGGGGAAACAAGGCGTTAGGCCATTCAAGCCGAAGAGGTCAGATTGGAGGACACTATGATATTCGACCAAAGTGGGAGCCTCTTCAGGTATACATCAGACTGTGAGGTCACCATTGATGACTTCACAGAGAAGACAGACCAAACCGAGGGTGACCCGCACTTCTGGGTCAGAATCACCAAGCTGGATGGCACCATATGGACAGGTGCTCTCACACGCAGACCACTACGTGCTCATGATGAGCTAGCCGAGAAGCTGACATGGAAGGCAGGAGGGAGCCATGATGTTGTTTGAGCGCAATGCCATGGAAACCGTGGAGATTGAACCCAACGCCGAGGATGAACCAGACCACTGCTACGTGGTCTACACCAGGGAAGACGGCACCGTCTACGAAGGGAGACTCTGGCCAAAGCCCAAGAGGTGGGCGCTGGAAGACGCCAGTATCTTCGTGGACTCACTGGGTCTTGCCGACAAGGAAGACCGATGATAATAACCGAGGAGGATGCATGGATGGTCGGAGGACCTGTCAAACCACGACGCACTTACGTTGTGACGAAGCGAAGAGATGGGGAGAGCAGAGACCGCCGGTTTATCCCCCAGCACCCACCGAATGGGACGGCTGTCTCAAAGGGAAGGAGGGCACACAAGAGAGGTGACGCACGGTGGGCCAATCCCTATACTCATGAACGAGCAAGGGCCTGGACCTATGGATGGAACAGTGCACACACGAAGGATCGGTGGCCAGGTCAGGAAGGAGCATGTCCAGGATGTGATCAGTGTGGAAAAGGAACAGCAGTACCATCTGAGAGCTACGTGCAGTGGCTCAAGCAATGGCATAGGGGAGATGTGCAATAATACGTGGAGGGGGTGACTTCGGTCACCCCTTCTTCGTAGCTCTGGTTGACGGAGCGAGCACATGAGCAGCCCCGTATTCCCTCCGGGGTTAGGCTGCTCCCTAGCTTCACCCTCCCGTTGCTGGGTAGGTGGTCTACCGACCACATGAGCGCCGTGTTCATGTGCTCCCTCCGTTAACCAGGGCACCATCACTGAAGGAGGAACACTATATGGGACGATACATGAAGGTTGACCTGAACCCAGTATCAGGGTTCAAGTCCATCGACCGACCGTCAGGGGCACTCACCCCTTTCGGGAAGCTGGTGCGAGCAGTCGCCAGGACTGCCCACTCTGAAACAGCAGTCGAGGTAGGTGACGCCTACTGCCCACGGAAAGCGGGCTACATGCAGCTGGGTAGACGGCTCAGACGGCGAGGTCTGGGCCTGAGGAGTAGTGAACTCCCTAACGGCAATCGTGCACTATGGGCATCCACTGAGGTGCGAGGGAAACCACCCAAGGGGGTGGTCACATTGAAGGAGGACCATCGGTCACTGTCACCCAGTGAGCCAAAGATACCGTTTGAGGGCCAACGCTCGGATCACTCGTGAGTATGGGTGAGGTCGTCGCAGTCGTATGGAGTATTTTCATCACGTACGTCTTCGTTAAACTCGTTATCTCATCATGAGGGAGCACATTAAATGGCATTACTTGATAGTCAACTCTGCATTCACACACCAGGGTCACACTTCGTGGCTTACGAAGCACTCCGCAATCTACCAGAGCCTGAGTCCATGGGCAGCCGACACCTGCCTGTGCCCCACTGGAAGCTGGTAGACACCATCAGGGACCAAGTAGCTGACCGTGGGTGGACTGTCCACAAGGAGAAGCTGGGCATCTCACAGAAGGGCAAGCGGCTCTTTGGGACGATGCAGTTGCGTGGACCCGACACCATGGATGGGATGGACACCTGCTTTGGCTTCCGCTCATCCACCAACCAGTCCTTCGCCATCCGTGGAGTGGCAGGGTCACGCATCTTTGTGTGTGACAATCTGGTCCTGTCTGGTGATGAGTTCGTCCTCAACAGGAAGTCCACAACCCTGTTGAACCTGCCGCAGATGGTGAGCGTAGCCCTGAACAAGTTCATTGACCAGGGTAAGCAGCTGTTGCTTGACATCGACCTGATGAAGCAGAACTGGATTGACAACCAGACGGCCAAGCTCCGCATCTTCAACCTGTTCCACCAGGGAGCAATGCCACTGCACCTGTTCGATAATGTCTGTGGTAACTACTTCAGCCCACAGGATGAGCATGTCGATTGTCAACCACGGACCATGTGGGGTTTACATAATGCCTGCACTCGTGCAATAAAGCTGCTTAAACCAGCGGCCCAATTCTCAGCGAGCATCGATGTGGGTCGTCAGTTCCATCTGGCAACGGGGGATGCACAGAAGCTCGTCACGGCCCACTAGTGCTCACTCTAGGGGTCACCCAAGGGGGGGAGAGTATACCACTCTCTCCCTCTCTATCTCTCTCTATTCATTGGACTTAACCCACTCTAGTGGGGGGTAGAGTAGCCTAGAGTGCCTAGAGTATTACTCTAGCCCACTCTAGTCACTCTAGCTGCCCGTTAGAGTGGACTGAGCCCTTTCTTTTCAAGGGTTTACGAGGTTCTATGGCTCCCCACTCAGGGGGGTGGGGTGCCGTGTAGCGAAAGGAAAGCGAAGATGGCCTATCAGCGTTGGACATGCTGCATCTGCAGGAAGGAGGTCGTTTCACATTGGCCTGATGACAAACCACCACCGGAGAACCTTGGGCACGATGCCGAGCCAGTCAACAGTGACAAGGAGTCCTGCTGTGACTTCTGCTTCGTGGAGAAGGTGATCCCAGCCCGTGTTGCTATTCAGAAGCTCGTTCAGGAGCAGATGGATGGGACACTAACCGTGCACTAGGGAGGAGTATAATGGCTCCCTTGTCGTCCCCGAATGAACTCCAGAAGCGTGGTATCTACACCTTTGAGACGTTAGAAGCCTCACTTGGGGAGGAGATCAACTACATCATCGACGGACTCCTCACCGACCGGTCCATTAACATCCTCGCCGGGGACTCAGGCATTGGGAAGACCCCACTCTGCCTGACCCTCGCGTTATGCATTGCTGCAGGCATTCCCTTCCTGGGTATGCAGGTGCCCCGTCCTCGACGGGTGCTCTACTGTGATGCAGAGTCGTCACGTGTGGCGTTTCATGGGGTGGTGTCCACCCTATCCCGGTATCTCCGTCTCAAGTCGGTGCCTGACAACTTCCATGTGTGGTCACCGAACTGGGACACATCCCTACGAGGTATTGATTATGCCAGTGCCCTCTTCCAGAAGGCAGAGTGGAATGGGTTCCAACCCGAGGTTATCTTCGTGGACCCCCTCCGTGTGTTCTTCCCGGAAGCGGACCTCAAGCGAGACGTAGCACTCGCCGTCCTGAAACGCATGCGTCGAATCAACGAGGGGGCTGCCATGTGGACCATCGTGCACCATACACGAAAGCCCAGCGTTGATGAACGACCACCACCCATCGAGGATAACCCACACACATGGTTCCATGAGGTAGCAGGGCAGCATGCCATTGTGAACCACGTGGACACACGGCTGGGTGTGGAGGCGACACCACATCGTGACGCCTCTGACCTCACCATGGGGGGCTTCGTACGGATGCTTGGACCCATCTCTCCCCTCTACCTGACACGGTCCTACAACGAGGATGGAGAGCCACAGGGCTACATGCGGGCCAGTTCACTGGACCTGCTCGTCCCTGACTACCGCACCGCCTTTCACCAGCTACCACCCCCTGGTGATACCTTCACATTCAAGATGGCTTCGGACACCTTGGGCAAGAGCGATAGCTCAGCTAACAACATGCTCAAGCGCTTCAAGTCTGTTGGAGCCATCAAACAAGTACCCGGCGGCTATACACGACTACATTGAAGGAGGAACACCATGCTAGGCAAACTACGACGACTGTTCAGGTTTTTCAAGTGGATACTGGCTGAGACAGAGGGATGGGAGGCTGATCAGCAACTCCTAGAGAACCATGATGAGAGCATCGGGAACCTTGAACAGCGAGAGGGTCCAAGCCTCAGTGAACTCATAGATGACGACCCTGCTGCGCTTCGATCCGTTATCGAAGACCAACTCGCTGAGATTAACTGGGCTGATCAGCTTGAGATCACAGCGACAACAGAGATTGAGGTGGAAGGATGATTCGATTGTCTGTGGTCTTCGGTGATGCCAAGCATCTCAAGGAGGAACTCGAAAAACTGCAAGAAACCATAGAAAAGCAGGAGAAACGCATCGAAAAACTAGAGAAAGCGAGGGAGGATAGACATGAAGAACACAGAGCAACCTGATGTTGGCCCAACCTATGACGAACTCATCATTGACAGAGCGCACTGGCTCAGAGGGAGGGTCTGCCCACGTGACTTCCTCCCCAAGGAAACCTGTCTCCTGAATGAGAAGGGGGATATGTGTCCGATGGGCTTTCACATGCTCGCCCTAGGATTCCCCGAGGACTTCATCCTGGGGCAGGGAGAGCCAGTTGAACTGGACTGGGATGAGGCAGATTGGCTGGGTAATGGGACAGCGGGAAGACTCGGCCCAGGTCCAGCCTTTCTGGGACGGTTAGGACCAGCCCAACACCCACAGATGGAGCCCCTCCTTGGCAACAATTGGCGCGGTGACTACTGGGACAGGGAGGAGGATGACGAGCGGCTCAGGATGAGCAGCGCTGACACAACCCCTGCACAGGCACTGAGACATGCCACGAGTGACCCTAGTGGGGCCATCATCAACATCAACGACAACGTGGCACTGGATGATGATGAGCGAGAGAGTCTACTCGCACAACTCTTTCATGAGGTGCTTAATATCACGCTCATCTTCACTGGACCGAAGCGGCCCACGGGAGAGGAGCTACGCCGGATTCTGCACCCTCAGGGAGAGGAGGAATGAGTGTCCCAGGGTACGTCATCTACGACGGACCCTCACGCTTGGGAGGGGGTGGCGAGATCATCGCCATCCTCACCATGCGGAGCGAGAACCAGAAGACGGGTGACATGCCACAGGTGTGGATACTGCGGAAGGACTGTGCACCAACCACAGCAGCCTCCGATGGGACTGATGAGGACATCTGTGGACAGTGTGCCTTCCGTCTCTACCTTGCACGACACGATCCAAACCGGAAAAACTGCTATGTCACCCTCATTCATGGCCCCAATCAGATCTGGAGGGCCTACCATGCAGGAAACTACGCCCCACACTGGCCGGATATGATCACAGATCCAGTCAGGATTGGGTCCTACGGTGACCCTGCTGCTGTCCCACTCAAGATGTGGCGAGACTTCCTCACTCGCTGTCGGGGAGGACACACCATGTATACCCACCAGTGGCGTCGGTTCAGTGGGCTGCGACACTATGCTATGGCGTCAGTGAATAGCTTAGCCGAACAGCACACCGCAGCAGAACAGGGCTGGCGCACGTTCCGTGTCATTCAGAAGGAGGACAACCACCTACACAATGTCATTGGGGAGATCACCTGTCCTGCAACACCAGAGGCAGGACGCCGCACCACCTGTAAACACTGCCGTATCTGTGATGGAAAGAAGGGGGACTATGACAGACGCAAACACATCACCGTCGCCGCACACTGAGTGGTACTTCAGCCGAGGGGATGCTGAACTCTACGACAAGTGCCCACGGGCACGATTCAACCGCACTATCCTGGAGGGACGGGGCGTCATCAAGGTTGGCTCATCCTTTGAGCTATCCCTGGGACGTATCGTTCACCATGCTATCGAGAATATCCTGATAGTCCAGAACCCAATTGCGCTTAAGGATGCCGCGTTGGATGCTGCCGACCGTATTGAGAAGGTCGTTGCAAGTGGGGAGGTGCCCAAGAAGATCCTCCCGGAATTCCATGAGCAGTTCACACAGGAGGCACGGTGCCTTGCTGAAGGGCTGATCTGGGCCTGGGGGCTGCATGTCTGGCCCTCCATCAAGGCGAACTATCATGTGCACTGCATCGAGACGCAGGCAGCGTATCGGCGGGAGTGGGGAGAGACTTACATGGTCCTGCCTACCGTCGCAGATGTGGTGCTCCAGTCCAAGGACGATGGTTCGTATGTCTACCCGGACTGGAAGACAGCCGCCTGGGTCAACGGAGCCTGGATGGACTCCTGGAATCGAGCTGCACAGCTACATACCACAGCCCTGGCAGTTGAGCAGGCCCTGGGTGAGGAGGTGGAATACTGCTACATCCAGGCCCTGGTCAAGGGACGATGGCAGAATGGCTACCAGCAGAGCCCCCTGTGCTGGGCCTATCAGCACACGGACACAGGGGAGTGGCGCTATAAATATACAGCTGGGAACAAGTGGCAGCGGACACCCATGTGGAGTACTGGCACCAGCATGGAGGACTGGATACGAAACATGCCGCAGGAGATTGCCATGAACCTCGTCCCACGCACACCACCCATCATCATCGACCGTGACCTGGCCGAAACCTGGTGGCGACAGCGGGTTGTCAAGGAGGAGCGCATCAAGGAGGGGAAGGAGAAACTCCTGAGGCTGGGTGTCGCTCCCAACCTGGGCACTGGTCCAAGAGCCACGAAGACAGCCGGTGCTTACAGGGCACAAGCCATCATGGATGTCCACTTCCCACAGCACTTCGATCAGTGTGCTCCAGTGATTGGCTTTCGGTGTGACTACTACGACGTCTGTCACTCACCCACCATCGGAGATGATCCCATTGGGAGTGGGCTCTACCGTCGTCGCCCCACGTATGCTGAACGCATCAAGGAGGAGGGCACCCAGTAGGATGGCAGACCTCAAGCTCAAGCGCATCCATGTCAACCGCCATATCCTGGCCCGGAACAAGAAGAAGGAGGAGGAAGAACCCCCCATCGGTATTGAGGAGAGCGGGGAGAAGAAGCGCTATGCTCACGCTGTCTACATTGGTGGGCCAAGCATCGTCTGTTACGATGAGAAGAAGCCACTGAAGTGTGGCGCACGTGTCTGGATTGAAACCTACGCATCCATCAGTTACCGGGAGTAATCAAAGGAGCGCGCATGAGTGACGAGAAACCGCAGACTATGACCATTGGCGACGTTGGAAAGTTCCGAGCTGCCGAAGCCATCGCCGCCATCAGAGTGCATGGGCGGAGAGAGGAGGAAGAAGCTAACCTCATCATAGCGATGGGGCTGTATATGATTGGCGCAATCGTCGTTGGCTGTGAGGAAGGGGAGCCCCTGAAGACACAGCTAGGGCTCATCGAACAACGATTGATGGAGGTGGTTCGCGATCTCCGTGAGGAGATCAAGAGAGGGGAGGCCCCACATGGCGCAGTGCCCAAGTGAATCGTGGATGACCTACGAGAAAGATCAAGAATCTTCCGAGGAGAACGCCAGCCAGAAGGAGCGTCTGGCCGCGCTGGATGCTTATGGGCACCTGGCCTGGACAGTCGGGTTCGGATCAGAGGATGACGACGACTGGCCGGATCGAGGAGATATGTTGTGGTGTTTCGACTATGCAGTTCACCATGACATTGATCTCGGTAGTATCGTGATTGCATACCATGTTGTGCTGAACTCAGAGTCTGGCTCATGCATCGAGACGCAGGAGTCCGCTGTTGTGCCTCTCAGCAAGGCACCCTACAACCTGCCTGAGCAATATGTAGACGGAAGTATATGTGCTGATGACCAGTGGCGTGACGACGAGCTAACGCGGGCGCAGGACACGAACGACATGTGGAATGCCGACCTCAAACGGTCGATTGCTGCTGCACTGAACGAGGCATTCTACGGGAGGTCGAACCAACTACCGCGCACAGTAGGGGGGCTATGACATGGGGAGGAGGAAGAAGACGGGGAGGCGAGTAGAGAAACAGGCGATCTTTAATCGCTTCTCGGCATTGGCTGATCTTGCACAGAAGGGAGTGGAATATCGCACCAGTAGCACCAGGAAGAAATTCGGCGGACTCAAAGCGGTTACCATGGAACATATTGGCGTTGGTCAAGGGAAGTGCCCAGGAGGACACAGTAAAGCCACCAGATGTGACATCTGTGACCCTCCCTCACTTCTAAAGGAAGAAGGAGGCAAACACTATGAAGACAACCAAGATGAATAGGGAACCTGAAGAGCGGCGAGGGGGCTTCCCCTCATTCTGTATCTATGGACGGTCAGGCAGTGGCAAGACACCACAGATTGGTATCTTTGCCGAGGCTCTCTTCAAGCACACTGGAGGCACCATCAGCGAGGATGGTACCCTCGTCGGCGGGCTGCGAACACGGCTCTACACTGCTGACCGGGGTGGGTATGATACTATCCTCTCCGAGATCGAACTGGGACTCATCGAACTAGTCGATCTGAGGGGGACAGAGAAGCCATGGGTCTGGATGGCTAAGGCCATCCAAGGACGCATGCCCACACCTGATGACCCACACCGCTGGACCCGTCAACCAATGCTCAAGGATGCCCAGGATAACATCATTGGGTGCTGGGCCTTTGAAGGGCTGACCGAATGGGGAGATGCCCTCATGCGGGACATGCGAGCCCAGGCTGTGGCTGGTGTGAACATTGGTGGGGGAGCACAGGCGCTCATAGAACAGAAGGACGACGACGGCGAGAAGTTTGACTACGCTGGCAACAACAAAGCGCACTACCTCATGGGGCAGAACCGCATGAACGACATGATTAGCCAGAGTATGCGGCTCCCTGGCTATCTTATCTGGACGGCTATCGATCTCCGGTCGTCTGAACCAGACTCCGCACGGCAGGTCTTCGGACCTGATGTGGGAGTGGGCAAAGCCATGACTTCCAAAGTGCCACAGAAGTTCACCTATACCTGGAGGACGGTGAACGTGGCCAAGAAGGGAGAGCATCCAAAGTATGCACTCTATCTGGTGACACATCAGGACCCAATGGTCCCGTCAATCACCTGTGTGTGCAATGCACGGTATCCCAAAGATGCACCAGAAGCTAAGAAGGTGCAGGTGGTAGAACCCGCAGACATGGCACGGGCCTACACCGTCGTAAAAGAGGCACGAACCAGTGCCACCGCCGTGATTACCTCGCGGCTTCGTCAATCCTAAAGACTCCGAAGGAGGAGCACTTACAATCATGAGTAACTTCATAGACGACATCTCGACACTCACTGGTGACCTGGGCGACATCGACATGCCCACTGATGACGAGCCGTATGAGGCTCCGAAGACGGGATCCCGGAGGACGCCACCCGCTGGTCGCTACAACCTGCAGCTACCCACCGAGATCAAGGTGGGTGCATGGCCCGCACAGAACGGGAGGCCAGGGAGCATCGAACTCACCATGGATCCGGTGGTGGTGAGCAATCCGGGTGGTCCTGGTGACGGCCTGGAAATCCGGTTCGTCTCTGTCTCCACCCGTCGCATCGGAGGAGCCAACGCCTCATCGGCCACGGACCTCCTGCAGCGGATGGGCTACAGCCCACTGCCTCGCAGCGCTACCGAGTGGCAGGATGCAGCTCGCGCCATCGCTGGACAGATGGCTGAGGACGTCTACTGTGACTGGGAATGTCGTGCCCCCAAGGACACGGACCCCGATGTCATCCGTGACTTCCTCCGTGACACAGCGAAGATCAAGGTCACGGACCCGAAGGCCCGGAAGGTTCTCATCCGGGGCATGAAGTCCTTTCCCTCCGATGGGAATGGTGGGCACCAGTCACGGTTGCAGTTCGATCCAGGTCCGAATGGGGAGACCTTAACCCTCTATGCAAACTTGAAGCCGACACTTCGTGGCTTCGGCCTGACGGCAGAAGAGCGGGCAAGTCGGTAGGAAGGAGGGGCGTAATGTCCCTACCTCCAGATGAGTTAGCCCTTGACCCAGCGGACATCGTGGCGGCAGCGTCCAAGGTCTTGGATGCTGTGGTGCACGAGGAACTGCGGGAAACAGCCTTTGCTGGGGCTGCTCTCGCAGCTATCATGCTGCATCGTGGTCCGTCACCAGATGTTCAGACGGACCTTGCGTTGGTGGAGGAGCTGTCGCAGTGGTTAGCGGCACAGCCACCAGAGAATCCAACAGGCTTAATCCATTGAAAGGAGACAGGGGGTCCAAGGGGGCCCCCTTTTTTTATGGCAGGACTCAAGCTCCCAGACGGCCCGCAATGTCGGGGCTGTATCCTGCAGCGGTCAGGTCGAGGATTCCTCACCATCGACGGGCAAGGCACCAACGGGGTGATGCTCATTGGTGAGGCCCTAGGATTCAATGAAGCACTCACCGGGAAGCCCTTCGTTGGACCCGCTGGATTCCTCCTCCGCAAAGTCCTGAAACGACATGTCAAAGCAGAGCGTGATGACTTCTGGATTGCGAATGTCCTCTTCTGCCGTCCACCAGGAAACAAGCTGCAAGATACCAGCTACAAATACGAAGCGATCAATCAGTGCCGTCCACATCTGGACGAGGCACTCAACCAACATCGTCCGAAGGCCATCGTGGCCCTGGGAGACATCGCTATGGAGCGTCTCCTGGGACGGCGAGGCATTGAGCAGTGCCAGAACTATGCCTTCTGGTCTGATGAATACAGTACCTGGGTGGTACCAGCACTCCACCCCTCTTTCATTCAACGAGGGAACAACAAGTATCAGCCCATCCTGGGCCTGGCCATCAAGAAGGCCATTGCTATCGCTGAGCATGGCTACGCCCACGAAGTCCCCACCACGATCCACCATCCCACCAGTTCAGAGGTAGCGGCCTGGGTAGCTGGGTACAAGGCTGCCTTGCGACAAGACCCCGCTACCCCTCTCGCCTTCGACATTGAAACCAACTACAAGGGAGCCAGAGATGAGAGCAAGCTGAAGCAGGACCAGGACCCCAGCTTTGACATCCTCCAGATTAGCTTTGCCTATGGTCCAGATGAAGGGATTAGTATGGAGTGGTGCGCGTCCCTGAAGCCTGCCATTCAGGAAGCCCTGGGTACGATGGGCACGAAGATTGTCTGGAATCGGTCGTATGATGTGCCCCGTATCCTTGCCAATGGTGTGCCTATCAGGGGGGACATCCGGGACTCCATGATTGCGTGGCATGCCCTCCAGTCTGACCTGAGCAAGGGCCTGGGCTTTGTCACACCCCTCATCCCTGGCAATGAGCGGGTCCCCATGTGGAAGGACCAGTCCAATGATGATGGTGGCTGGTTCTACTCGGCCATGGACTCTGTCATGCTCTGGCGAAACGACCGGGGCATCATGCACAGCCTGAAACAGGAGGGCATCCTCACCTTCTACCAGCAATACGTTGAGCAGGTCCGTCCTGTCCTCGATGACATGGAAGGGGCAGGGGTGTTGGTTGACACTGAGGAACAGCACCGGCTCGTCTCCACCATGGAGCAGGAAATCGATGTGTTGGAAGAGTCCATGCAAACCCTCGTCCCTGACCAGCTCAAGGACCTCCACCCCAAGAAAGGCTACAAGCGAGATCCTGAAGACACTGTTGGCATGCGGCAGATCCTGGTGCCCAACCAGACATGGACTGTCTGTCCCGTCTGCCAGCTGAAGAACCCCCCCACGGCTCACTTCAAACGCTATGTCGCCAAGCGCTCCCTGCACAAGAACACAGCCTGCTCCGGGATGGAGGCGGTGCCTGTCAAAGGAGACGAGCGACGGTGGGCGACAGTGCTGCCCTTCAAACCCAGCCCCGTGCAACTCATCCGGTATGCGGTGAGCAAGGGCTACAGGACCCGTACGAATTACAAGACGGGGCGGGCTACCATGAACGAGGAGACCATTGAGAAGCTGCTCAAGAAGCACCCGAACGAACCGCTCTTCCCACTGGTGCTGTCACACCGGAGTCTCCAGAAGCTCTATGGCCTGTATGGACCAGGGGGGCTGCTCATTAGCCCAGATGGACGAGTGCACACGCACTTCTCAGACAACCCCTCGACGTTCCGATTCGCCTCCTACGGACCAAACATGCAGAACATCCCGAGGGAGTCGGGGATCCGGGACCTCTTCGTCGCAGCCCCCGGCCACACCCTGGGAGCACGGGACTTCTCCGGGATTGAAGCCGTCCTCGTAGGCTACTTCGCTGGAGATAAGCACTATACGCGGCTAGCCAAGATGGGGGTACATGATTACTTCAATGCCCACATTGCTCATGCACAGGGAGCACTGCAGGAGAAGGACCTCCCCAACCTGGCGTGGTCTGACACAGACCTGGCTGCCTACCTGCAGGACCTGAAGCGTCAATTAGGAGACAGCCGAGCCGTCGCTAAGATGGGGGTGCATATGTCGAACTACATCGGCAGTCCCATTCGGATGTTTCAACAGGCTCCTGCACTCTTCAAGACTGTAGCAGGGGCTGAAAAGGTGCAGCGGCTCTACTTTGAGGTGTTCCCCCTGATCCGCACGTGGCAGCATCACACCTGTGATCTGGCCGAGAAGCAGGGCTACATCCGCAGTCCCTACGGGGTGCCGCACCGGTTCTATCAGGTCTACAACTACAAGAAAGACCCGGACACAGGAGAGTGGACCAAGGTCCTGGGTGATGATGCCAAGCGCTGCGTGGCCTACAACCCACAGCACACAGCAGCCGTCATCATGCGCCGAGCACTCTGGCTGCTGGGCCAGCATGCTGACATCCGCCCCTATCTCCGGTTAACTATCCATGATGAGCTGCTCTGGGAATGCCCCACAGAGATGCATGACCGTGTAGACGCAACGATTCAGCACATCATGGAAGCACCACAACCTGAGCTACCCCTGGATCCAGACTGGCAGATGGGGCGTTGGCTCACTATCCAGACGGAGGGAAAACATGGGACACGTTGGGGCAGTATGCTACACTAAAATTCGGTAAGGAGATGACATGAGAGATGTAAATTGGAAGAACATTGCAATAGGTGTAGCCATCGTGGCTGCCCTCTTTGGTGCCTTCAAAGGGGGGCAACACGTATGGCAGGACCATACTGCACTCCACTTCCAGGGAGGACTGCTGGATGCCGTGCGGCAAGCCGTGCTGAACGTACACCCGGAGCTAGCAC